CGACGTGTTATAAAAAATACGGGCTTCAATTAATTCTTGATACAGTGTAGGAGTCATTTAACCATTCTTTTCAAAATTTGAGGCTGAAAAACCTACACGATTTACCAATTTTATTGGACCATTATCATGTGCGGCAACATACCCCTCACCACCACGGGCCCCAGAAATATGCGCGATGACTGGTCCATCATGTAAATCTAATTGATGTAATATATCCATCTTTACTGTCACAATCAAATCAAACACATTAAATATCGCAGCCAACCCTGTTCGATTTTCTTTAATATAGTCTGTTAATTTGGTAACCATTGCCTTTGATATTTTTGGATTTGCTTGAATCCATGATGGAAATTGTTCAGCAAGTCTTGACAAATCTCGATCTCGAGCTCGAGAATTGACAAATGCATACAACATGTCTGGAAGGCCCATGATTTTCTTAGAAGATAGAACTTCGACATTCAAAAATGAATCAATTGCTTTACTGTTTTGTTTAATTACTTGTGATGCTTGTTTTATTTTATTTTTTTCAATAGTGACTGGTGCTTCATTTTTTATCTCAGGACCAAGAATGCACAACTCTTTAGTTATCTTCAAACCATCTAACCCCCTGAGTGGTTGAGCCGCTGCTCCAGGTTCAGTAACATAGGTATGTATTGCAAAGCCAGCTTGGCTTTGTCGAATCTTCTCCCCTAATTCAGAATTTTTATCTACCTCATAAGTGACTGTGTTTGGGGTAAAAACATATCGTTTGTTGTTTTCTTTAAGATCTCCAGGAAACCACATAACGTCACCTACAACAAAACCACGAAACCCTGTTGGAATTATTGCTTTAAGCAATGGCCAAATATTAACAATCTTTTTTAAATATGTTTCATCAACATTTTTTAAGCGTTTTTGTTTCACAAAGGCAGCTGGGGTTTTATATAGTCCATCATATCCTTTGGCTGTAAACCCTGCCTTATCAGTCAAAATAAATGTACCGTTCTGATCCCTGCCAACAATTAAACAAGGACTGCCGTCCCACTTTATGCTTAATGGCGATTTATCTTTAATTAAAGATAATAAACTGTCGAGGGCACGTTTTGCGCCATTTGATCCTTCAAAAAAGACCAAATCCTCGGCGTGAGCAATGCGAGCCTCATTCAAGCGGATCTGCTGATCTTGTTCAATTATTTCAATTATCTTCATTTAACTTTTTTTCCGTGAACCCACCATTCGCGTGTTCCATCTGGACGAATAACTGCCGGACCGTCTTCCCTATGTAGTTGGCCATTTAAGACATAGTTTTCATTGCCATCGTTAGTAATAACCTTGACGGGCTTTTCTTTTGTGGTTGCGAATTCACTTGATTTCATTTTTAATTCTCCTTATACCACGGATAAATTTTTCTGGATTCTGAGACTTGATGCTATTTAAAAGACGGCGCTCCAACTCATCAGCCACGCACGGATCATAGCTTTCTTTGATGTAATTAATTAAATTAATAGCGCCAGAAATCACATTCGAAGCGCGACTTTCGATTAAATGCTCTTTATCTTTATGAAGAAGTAAACCATCCAACTCATGTAAAATACTGCGCGCCTTTTTTCCTGGTTCCACAAAAATTCCCTCTCGGACAATATTTATTTATCAATGGATTAGTTATTTTCAGTGCGAATTGCATTAAGCATTTGCCTAAGTTTTGAACTTTGAATTTCCCCAGTTTGTTTGTTAGTCGTTTCTTCAGTATTTTCCGCAGCGTCGTGTTTTGCTGCTGTTTTTATCCTAGATAATATTCCAGAACCGGGTACTTGGGCTGCATTTTCTTCAAGTGTGTCCAAAATGCGTAAAGTTTCAATATTGAACTCAAGATCTACTTTTTGCCCAACTCCACTACTTGATCTAGTTTTCATTAATTGAATCTGATATCGCCCACGTTCACGCATTGCCCTGCTTGTAAAAATACCAAACACGTTGTCCGCAGTATTAATTTTAGAAATTCCACCAGAAATGTGACTATGGTCGAACTCAATTTCTTCAACCGCTGCTCGATTTAATTGCGATGCTGTAACAAGAAGAATATTCAATTCTTTAGCTAAATTGCGCAATTCTTCAGAAACATACTTGTCTTTCACAAATAGATTTGAAGGGTCTACTTTGGCAGTTACTGGCATTAACAAATCCAAATAATCTACCATCACAAAATCAGTTTTAATACCCGTTTGTATTTGTAATTCTTTAACATAGGCACGAATATCATTAATTGTGCTTTGGGCCGGCAAATATTTGATTTGTAACTTGCCAGACTTTTTACCAAGCATCTTAATTTTTAATTCAACTGTTTCGATCTCTTTAAAAATATCCTTGGTGCTGGTTCCAGCAAGCATACTGTCAATTCGCATTGAGCAGAGCCCTTCACTAAGCTCAAGTGTTATATAAATTCCATTTAACCCTAAAGAAACCCAATTGCAGGCCAAATTTTGCATAACGAGACTTTTGCCTGATCCTGATCCACCAGCAAAAATGTTTAGCTCTCCTCGATTCATCCCACCAAACAATTTTCGATCTAATGTTGGCCACCCAGTACTAACTTGTCCATTATGATCTCGAATTGACAATAACCGAGCCCTCGGATCATCAAAATAATCAGTACCCATATCCTTTAAAAGACTAATTTGAACTGCGTCCTTCACCAACTTTTCAACGGGATCAAAATCACCAGATTCAATCAAATCTGCTGCTTTTAAAATGGCCCGTTCTAATTCACGCCTTTTAGTGAAATGTTCAAATTCAACAAGCAACCAATCATAATGCCCAGAATCTAATACCGGTACTTGTTTTAATTCAACTCCAGTAACTGCTTGAATTTGACGTAAATCAGGAAGAATTTTGTGCTCATCTGCATGGGCTTGAATAAACGATGCAACTTCACGCAATTGTCGATCAAAATTATCTGGATTGAAAATATTGCGCACACGAACAAAACTTTGGCTGTCAGCCAAAAACATTTCCAAAAACAACTGTTGTAGTTCTACACTAAATTCTTTTTTATTGTTTGTCATATTAATAGTTATTCTTTTTAAGAAAAGCCAAGTCCTTTATACCGTAATCTAATTTTTAAGGGATTGTTTTCTTTCCCCTCCAAAATTGATTTCATCACATACAATTTTCCATACATTTGAATTGCTTTATTAATGTCTTTTGCTTTGTTGAGCCATACAGGAAAAGACACTGACCACCCGTATCGTAATGCAGCTCGAATTAACGTTTTACCTGCCTTATCTGAATCGGCTACCACAATTATTTCTCGATCTAAACTATCAATTATATCAGCTTGTGTTTCTGAAATAGTATTACCCAAAACTGCAACCCCATCAATACTCATCGCATCAAATGGCCCCTCACATACAATTACAAATTTTGCATCAGGCATTTGTTTATTAAGATTAAACACATAATTGGGGGGAGAGCTGGTGAAATATTTTGATTTACCACCATCATACATTAACCTTCCGGTATATCCAACTATTTTATTGCCCCAATATAATGGAATTATTACCCGTTTATGCAAATTATTTTTCGTTTCATCAGATAGATAAAAATCATATTCTTGAAAATCAATATCACGCTCATGTATATAATTTACAGCATCAACAAGATTTTTTGGAAGTAGTGTGACATCTGATAATTTTGCAAGTGTTACCATTTCCCAAAGTGATGCATGTTCAAAAGGAAACTCTATTTTAGGAAAATCTGGTAAAACAAAGGTGTGTTCTGGTGGTTCTTGCAATGCGACTATTTCTTTAAGGCGCAAGGCCTCAATAACCAACCGTTCTATCTCACCGGGATCTGCCCCCATCCATTCTAACAATTTTCGAAATTTGTAATTTAAAGCTCGACCAGGAGTATAGCTTGCTTTATAGGTACAATTAAAGCAATGATATGAAACGCCACCGGAATCAGTTGTTTTGATCCCGCCACGGCCACGCCGATCTGCATTGTTACCACGATGGACACAACACGGAGCATTGCCAGATATCCAACCACTACTGGACTTTCTTACTTTCCGAGTGGATTTGAAAAGTTGGACGCAATAATCAGTTATAACAGTTTGCATCTTCCTATTATATTAGGAAAATATCTGAAAGTCAAAGATTATGACCTTAAAAGAATATTTGTTATTGTACCGGTTGATGGAATAATTTTAAATCGAACAAAATTATGAATTCCAAACCAATTTGTATATGTTGAAGGAATTTGGTCAGTAAAATTCAAAGTTTTAACGGTAAACCAGTTTCCATTTAAAAAATCTGGAGAAACATCAAGGGTTGCTTCTACATCAATTGATCCAGAAAATCCCGTTGGGGCAAAATAAAACTGTGCAGTATGTAACCCATTTTTCTTAGGAATTGTTGAATCTCCCGGTGCAACACTAGTAATATTTGTACTGCCAGGGGAATAGGGGGTCGGCGTATAGAGGTTATTAAGGGCAACCACAGTACTTGGGTGAAATTCTGGATAGTGCCCACTCATTAAATGAATTTGTCCGCGAACTGAATAATTATCATCTGTATAAGTTAATGTTCGAACACCGGTGTTTACATTTTCAGTATTGATACTATAATTGTAATAATCCCCATCCAAATCCAGTAAATCTGTTTCATAAATGTCTATTACAAAAATACCCTTAACCAAATCAATAGCGGTTGCTGTTCGACTAAACCAAGACGTACCGTCATTTTCATTTAATAAATGAAAGGTAACTGTTTGATCAGTCATATTTACGATTTTTTGATCTTGATTCCTAAACTGAATTTTGATTTGATTATCCATCCCCCTATATAAATTAATTGTTCGTGTGTACACTGTTCTATTCCTCGTTTTTACTGAAGCATCGGTAACAATTTGAATTGGAATCAAATCATTATATATGTATGTAGTAATCTGTTGCATAGTTATATTTATACTACCAAAAAAAAAGGCACACAAACCAAAAGGATAAATACCCAACAAAATAGATAGGTAATGCAAATACAAGTAATGTCAGAATTCGATTATAAAAAAATACTCAGTGAGCACCCCTTTTTGAGTTATATCACCTATGGTGGAAACGAATACATTGGTATAATCCAAAATGTTGATCCTTTGGTAACATCAATTTATGATTATGGAGCCATTAAAGATTTAGAATTAAAAATACAGTTTTTAACGCTCGGTGGAATATGGTGGTGGGAAAGCAATAGAAACATACCTATTAATTTGTTTCTTAAACACGAGTGGGCACAATATACTCAAACATTGAGAGTATTAAGTAACAAAGATGTTACTATTCTTTCTGGACCACAAGTTAGCTTAACTGAAATGGTGCAACGCCGAAGCAAGCGCCGATCAATTACCTTAGTTCGAAAAACAAATTAATGTTTTTCCATTTGGTTTAATAAGTTCATGTGAACAACAACCAAATGACTGTAAGCAATTGAGTGACTTAGTTTAAAACCGTAGCTTCCATCTGTGGGCTTAATCCAAACTGTTTTAGCAACTTCATCCCAGGGCTTTCCAACCAAATGTCGTTGTGACGGTCGAATCAAAGCCAAAAACATCGCCATACGAGTTATTGAATTAATTGGTTGGGGCATACTTTTCATAAGATCATAATGCCCATTGATGTGAACAACTTTGGAAAAGAATTCAGGATCAAGTAATCGATTCCACGGTGGTTCTTGAGACAACAGACTATTTAAATGTTCTTCATCTCGAACGAATGAATATACTGAATTATTCAACAAATCAATTTTTGTGTATCCCCTATTTTCGGCTGTTTCATAATCAATTGTTGACATTCCAGTAACTGGATCAAATGGAATTTTTGTAAAATATATTCCACTGTTGTGTTTTACAAATTCACCATTGTGGTTTATACTTGCTGGCACATGCTGTATGATGCGCAGAATCTGATCTCGATCAGCAACATCAATATCAATATCTGAATCAAATTTGATTTTATGATTCATTGTGTTCCCCCCACCGAAGCAGGAAATGCGTCATGTCATGTTCATTTGAAAAACAAATACGAAGATCATTATCACATGACCAACCACCTTGAATGTTGTTATCATGACACCATTGGCGCATTTCATCAAGAAGCTGATAATTGTCTTTTTTTGTCCCCCGCAATAGTTTATAATCTATTGCCCCATAATAACCACTCTTACCTGGAGTATAATTTCTATATTTTGTAATTCTCATAACCCCGCCTGTTTTAAAATATCTTGGACCCACAGGGTATCTGCTGTATAATCTTTAAATTTTTTCAACCAAAAATCAGGATCAATCCATTTAAAAATAATCTCTACTTGTTCATCATTTAATGTTTCTAAAAACTTTTTTCCAGAATCACAATTAAATATTACCCAAGGAGAAATTCTACCATTGGCTATATCACGACAAATTACATTTGGAGAGGCATACAAAAAATAATGTTGAAAACTGCTATTGTGATTATCAGCCCAGGTTTGCATAATACCTAGACCACGTTCTAAAGCATCTTGAACATTTTCCTTGCGAATATAAGTAAACAAATATTCTTCGTAATATGAATCTTTAGTCCAATAATCTAACTTTTTGTTTTCTCGAATAACCCACTCAGTGTATGCTTTTGGGTTTATCGCCTGAATGTTATACATAAATCTTCCAAACGCGACGAAAGCATTATAATATGGACTCTCAATAAAATCAGCGTTGGTTTTGTTTTTTGCACTACCCTGCGTCATTTCAAAAAATCGCAAATATGCTTGAAACCCAAGCTGAACTCCACGCTCATCTTGTTCTTTTATTCGGCGCTTTTTTTGGCAATTATGCACCGCCAACGTGCTTTCTTTGCGGAACAACTTGCCACAATACTTACATTTAACCGAGTTCTCGTTTAATGTCGACATCGCTGAAGCCGCATTGTTTTGCCAAATCTTTAAAATCTGTTCCAACATTCACTGCTTCCAATAAATCAAGTTCATCTGGTTTAGCCAACGGAAACTGTTTTTCTAAAAATACCCGCAGTTTTTTGTTGCTCGATTCTCTCTTTTTCAAACCAATCCAATTGTGTCTTTGATTACCACACCCTGGACTTATCGTTGTAGTTAATAGCCAGAGTAACTCAGGGTGTTTATTTAAATCAAAAAAGTGCTTGTTCAACCGCTCATTGCAACTCAATATATAATACTCTTGCATTTCATTGCTGCCAGCAACACAACTCCCCCAACGAATCATTAGGTAATTACTAAATTTTTTCTTATCTTCATCTGAAAGCGACTTATAAAAATTACGATTCTTAGAATCCAACGCCTGCATTTCAGTTTTAATATCAATCATAACTTTTATCTACCATGCATGAGTGTAATTAACAATCTCACTATTGCGACTAATTTCTTTTACAAAGAACGCACACATCGGATTTTCTCCATCCCCCAATGGAACTGCAAGTAACTGTCCAGGTCGAAGTTTTGGAAAATACCATTTAACATCTTGATAAATGTCAATAACTTCCAATTGCTCAAATTTTGGTCTAAAACTAGAAATGGGATTAATAGTAAATGCTGAAAACCCACGATCATTGATTGTAGTTAATGGAACAACTTCCAAATCACCCAAATCTGATTCACCAATTAAAATTTGCCAGTCAACTGGCATTTTTACTGTGTTATTTCCAATTTTTAATACAAGTGCTGGACTATTGAAACTCTCCAAAAAGATTAAAGGAATATAATGATAATCAGGATCTTTTGGGTTACTATTATCAAATATACAAAATCGCAAATCATCCACTTGTTCTGGTATTTGATTTAAATCAAATGACCCGTGTTCTAAAGTTAAAATTCTAATTTTTATTACTCCCGTTAATTTCTTATTGTACTTGGTTCTTAATAC